GCGTACCGAAGAAGATGTTGATAAATTTATTATTGGTGAGTTTGGAGAAATAGATCAAGTTAAGAACAAACCCCAAGAACTTTAATCAATATGTTAAAATAAATCATCTCAATTCGAGATTCTTTTGCAAAAGGAAAAAACATGAAAGATTATGACGTTAAAGGCATGAGCGATTCATCAAAAAGAATGGCTTATCAAACTACTGCTGAAAAAAACAAAAAAGGTTCTTCTGGTTTGCCAGACGCTGGTAATATTCAAGCTGCTGCTGATTATGCACATGAATGCAGAATGGGTACTAAGTCAATGATTCAACCACCAGCTGGTCCAAAAGCTGAGCCAGTTCGTGTCAATGGCGTACCAATGCCTAAAGAAACTAATATTTCTTCTGGTAACAAAGGCAAGTAATGGCTACTAAGAAAACTCCATCCCTAATGAAGTTAGGAGCTGTTGTCAAAGAACAGAATGATGAAGTTTCTAATTGGCAAGCTAGAGAAGATTTGGCTTGCTTGACCAGAGCTAAAGAGCTTGAATCAGATCGTAAAAGAATGACAGCAGTTAAAAAATATGCTGCTGCTCAAATTAAAACTTTAGAAAAAATTAAAGGAAGATAATCATGGCCTATACAGGTGTAGCAGTCGATAATCCAGTATTTTTAACGTGTTATGCTGATCAAGAAATTGGTTATAGCAAAAACGCACAAGGTGCAGTAACTCAGGCAACTAGCAAATCAACAGCAGTTACATCCAACTTTAGTAATGTTCAAGTAACGATGAACAATGCTGCATTGGCTGCTGGAGCAATTGCTTCATTTACTTTGAACAATTCACTTATCTCAGCTAGAGATACTTTAATGGTAAACGTATCAGGTGGTAATGCAACTGCTGGTACTTATACAGCATTTGTATCAACTATCGCAGCTGGATCAGCAGTAATTAGTTTATATAATATTTCAGGTGGATCACTATCTGAAGCAATTAAATTAAACATTGCAATTATTCACGCTCAGTAAATATGCCTTTAGTCAAATCTAAAAGCAAAGAAGCCTTCAAGAAGAATGTAAAAACTGAAATGAAGGCTGGTAAACCTATTAAGCAAGCAGTCGCAATTGCTTATTCTGAAAAGCGTGAAGCTGGAAAGAAAAAGAAATGAAAAAGCATGATAAGCCAATTCCTCATAAAACAGTCGGCAAGGGTAAGACGTACAACCCTACCGACAAAGGTGCTGGAATGACTGCAAAAGGTCGAGCTGAATACAATGCTAAGAATGGATCTGATTTAAAGCCTCCAGCTCCAAATCCAAAGACAAAGAAAGATGAAGGTCGCAAGGCCTCATTTTGTGCTAGAATGAAACCTATTGCAGAAAAATCTGAGGAGGGTAGTCGTGCTAGAGCATCAATGCGAAATTGGAAATGTTGAAATATGGGCAGATATTCGTGAATACGAAGGTCGCTATCAAATTAGTTCTTTAGGTAGAGTTAAATCATTGGCAAGAGAAAGACGAACAAAAGGTGGTGGAATAACAATGATGCCGGAAAGAATTATGAAATTAGATACCAAAAGAGATGATGGTAGACAAAGGCCTTATGTTCAAGTCTTATTAAGAGATGGTTCAATAAGAACTGTTAATGGCAAACAAAAATTAGTTCATCGTTTAGTTGCTGATGCTTTTATTAAAGAATTAAACAAAACTGATCAAGTTGATCACATTAATGGAGTGCATGGCGACAACAGAGTAGAAAATCTTAGAGTTATGCATTATTCTGAACACGCTAAAATACACCCAACTATATTAAATCCTCTTTCAAGAAATCCTATAACTGGAACTTTTTTACCAAGGAATTGTTAATGGACAAACTTAAGGAATTTTATTTAACTTGGGTTGAAATTACTAAAATAGTGCCTAGTAACAGATTAGAACGACAAAAAGGTGAGTTATTAACGCAAAAGTTGTTAGAATTATCTAAAGAAATTGATAAAGAATTAGACAAAACAGAAAACAATTAAATTCTTCATAAAAGGATTTAAGTATATTTGATAAATAATTGATTTATTTGGTATTTTTAAAAATTGTATTTTAATTATCTCCTTACTATAAAAGAATGAAAAGACACGAGCCAACTGAAGCAACAAGAGCCATCGTTAAAAGAACCTCTGGCCTTGGACTTCCTCAAGCTCAAATTTGTGCTTTGCTTGGTGGCATTGACATTAAAACACTATGCAAACATTATGAAGTTGAACTTGTATTAGGTAAGGCTGAAGCTAGTACGCAGATTGCTGATACTTTATTTAACAAAGCCCAATCAGGTGATACTACTGCGATGATCTGGTGGACTAAAGCACAAATGAAGTGGTCAGAAACAGTTAAGCAAGAATTATCAGGTGCAGATGGTTCAGCATTAACAATTCAATTATTACCACAAGATGAACAGGCGTGAAACTTCATACTAAACAAGTAGAGGCTCTTAATGTCATCAATGGTGATGCTACTTATGCAATGTTATTTGGTGGATCAAGAAGTGGAAAGACTTTCCTTTTAGTCCGGCAGATCATAGTCAGAGCTCTTAAAGCTCCTAAATCTCGTCATGCCATCCTCCGGTTTCGATTCAATCAAGTAAAGAATTCAATTGTTTACGATACCTTCCCCAAGGTGATGGAGTTATCCTTCCCTGGCGTTAAATATAATATTAATAAGACCGATTGGTTTATTACTTTACCAAATGGCTCTGAGATATGGTTTGGTGGACTTGATGATAAAGAACGTACTGAAAAGATTTTAGGTATGGAGTTTGTTACCATTTATCTGAATGAATGTAGTCAGATACCTTATAATTCTGTTGGTATAGCAATCACCAGACTTGCACAGAAAGTTGAACAAGTTATTGAAGGAAAGAACCCTACATTACTCAAGCCGAGAATGTATTTTGACTGTAACCCACCTAACAAGAACCATTGGACTTATGCACTATTCATACAACAAAGAGACCCTGAAACAAAGACTGCGATTAGTAACGAACAGGATTATGTTCATTTTCAAATTAATCCCTTTGACAACAAAGAAAATCTATCAATTGGCTACCTTGATACGCTCAAAAATTTAAGTGCAAGATTAAGAAAACGATTCCTTGAAGGTGAGTTTGCTGATGCAAACCCTAATCAATTATTTAAAGAAGAAGATATCGACAAGTGGCGAGTGGAAGATGAACGTCTACCGGACTTTGTTCGTGTGCTTGTCGGTGTCGACCCAAGTGGTAGCGGTGATACTGACAATGCTGATAATGATGCGATTGGTATTGTTGTAGGTGCTTTGGGAACTGATGGTAATGCTTACTTACTAGAAGATTGCACAGTTAAAGCTGGACCGGCCACATGGGGTAAGGTGGCTGCCTCTGCCTTTGACAGGCACAAGGCTGATCTCGTATTGGCTGAATCTAACTTCGGTGGTGCAATGGTCGAGCAAGTCATCCAGACTGCAAGGCCAAGGACACCATACAAGGCAGTAAGTGCTAGTCGTGGTAAAGTAGTGCGAGCTGAACCCTTTTCTCTTCTTTATGAACAAGGTAAAATCAGACATTGTGGGCGATTTATTGAGCTTGAGGATGAAATGGCTGGATTTTCAACACAAGGATATATTGGTAATGCCTCTCCAAACCGAGTTGATGCTTGGATATGGGTGCTTACTGAATTGTTCCCAGGCATGATTCGAGATCGAGCAGAAAAGAAATTAACACCAGTTATTAAAAAGCCAATGATGTTTACTAGGAATGGTAATTTTGGAGGCAATTGGGGATAAGGAAAATATATGGCTGAAAAAGAAAAAGACATTATTGCGAGAGCTCAAGATAACTTTAAATCTTGTTTAGACTGGGAAGCATTATCTCGTCAACGATTTAAAGAAGATATGCGATTCTTATTTGCTGACTCCGATAATCAAGACCAATGGGAGCCAACAGTCAAAGCTCGTAGGCACATGGCCACACAGCCAATGATTACAATTAATAAGGTTCATACTCACTGGTTAATGATTGTCAATCAGATGAAAGAGAATAAGCCATCAATACAAGTCCATCCTACCAATGGAGAAGCATCATATGAAGCTGCACAAATATATGAAGGTCTTATTCGTCACATTGAGTATAAATCTAATGCTAAGGTGGCATACGATATCGCATCCGAACAACAAGTCGGTGGCGGTATTGGTTATGTGCAAGTAATTACCAAATATGCGGATGATTCAACCTTTGACCAAGAAATTTTTATTAAAGAGATTCCCGATGCCTTATCGGTCTATTTAGATCCTCATATCAAGAAGCGTGATGGCTCGGATGCCAAGTATGCTTTTATTTATGAAGATATGCCAAGGAAAGAATTTGAGCGTAAATATCC